ATGCGCCGCATATATACAAATGCCCTTTTTAGGCGCGAGATAAAGCGGCACAGCCTTTTCAAGCCTCATTGCGGGCCATCCAGTTGTAATGACTTTCCGGTGCAACAACGACCGAGATTGATCCAGCAGATCATATACTCCCGGGCTGTTGATATCCCCACGCCTGGCCGCGTCAATCCCGCGCAGATTTTTATCCCCGACAATAAGCATCACTCCGATATCCTCGTCATCAAACCGGCTCTTTGCCTCGACAATCAACCCCGTCGCAACCACGTAGATGCAGGGGAAAAAGGCCGTCATCCGGGCAAGTTCCTCGATATCATCCGCCTCGGCCTGGCCTGCATATACCTCCAGGGTCTTAAGCCCGCCGCCTGTCTTTAGCGGTTGTAGCGCTGTTATCACAGCCTGCTCCAGAATTTCAAATTCATGCATGCTAAAATCCCCGCATTTTTGAGCGCGTAAAAATCCTGTCGTTATACGTAATGTCCGCTGTGTTGCCTGTATTGGTCGGCGCGGGGGTCGAGGCCCCAAGCTCAATTTTTCCCTCCGAGACCTTTTCCAGGAACCGGATGGCCTCTTTCTGGCGATCCTTCCTGAGATCCGGAATCGTGTCATCCCTCCTGGAGTAGAGGTTGTAGATGGCCAGATCCACACCGATCGCATTGATCTTCGCCGGTACAGGCGTTAGCGGCACCGTGTACCGGCGCTGGCAATACGCATCAACGGTGGCATCCGCATCAGTTATGGCCTTTGTCACATGGGCCTCATCAACGGCTCCGGACTGGTCATCATCCGTTAACTGTATAAGCTTTTGCTCATCCAGTTGGTCCCTGATATCATCTATGGTACAGTAGGCCACGGGCTACTCCTTCGCCTCTTTACCTCTTCCCTTAGAGGCTGGCCGGGGTGGGGGCTCCTGTTCCTCATCCAGCAAATCCTGCACCACGAGCATGGGCTCGGCCTTCAGGACCGCCAGTTCTTTTTTAGTGAACCTATCATCCGGATACTCCACCGGGTCCTTTGGGTGCGCGATCCCGCAGCGCCTGAATAAATGCTGCTTGCTTCTGATTCTGATCATAACTACCTCCCTGGTATAGGTTTGAGGTGAGAAGTTTGAAGGGATGGAAGATTTTTATTCTTCAATTTCACCCTGCACTCTTCTCACTTATTTTTACGCCGCTCCCGTGCTGCCATAACTCATCTGCCACAGGCCATAACCTCCAGCGGCGCGTGCTTCGGCCCCGAACCGGAAATGCTTGCGCATGAACACCGCATCATTGTCGGGGGTTGTTTGCTGCACGAACACGGGTTTTTTCCGCTCTTGATATACAAAGGGCTTGAGCGGGCGGTTCGTCACATGCAGAAACCAGGCGGTGGTGCTGGTCAACCTCGGGTTCACCATCACCGTGGCGGTTCCCTTGTAGGGGTTGGGCGATTGGTCGGTCAGTTTATCGCTTTCGCAAAGCAGTCGCGCTGTGGCCTCCAGGGCGGGCGGCACCTCCAGAACGTCGGGAATCAATCCCAGGGGCCTTCCCTCATCGTCCTTTACGGTCATGATGGCGGTCCGGGCAGCTCCATAGCTTGCGGCCGCCGCCGCTGTCGTGGCCGCGGTAAGAGCGGCCGTCCCTTTATTGGACACGCTCGCCCCGGCGACGGAGTGGTCGGTATCGTAAAAATATTGGCCGTCATAGCAGACATTGGCGAATGCATTGTTTTTCAGATCCGCATCGATCTCGTCGGGCAATTGTTTGGCGCTCCACCCGGCCTCCTGGGCCTGAGGCGCATAGATTCCGACGCTATCATCTTCGATATCGTTCCTGTCCACTTCGACTGTCGCCTCCCAGTCATCGTTGACAATCGTGTACTTGTAGGCGCTGAGGGTCTTCATGACTTTATCCCCCAGCCATTTGCGCATCTTGGGAAACCGGGAAAGCCAGGCATAGTCATTCTGCCCCGATCCGGACGGGACCAGCATAGTGGTTTTCTGCCACAGGGATGGCGCCGCATCGAATGCCTTGTTGAATGTGGTTTTCAGATTGATGAAAACCGCCGTGAGATTAGCTTGATTAACTATCATCGTAATACCTCCTTATAATTTGGAATTGAGATTTGATATGCCTATACCGTTGACAGGATGCACCCGTCATTGTTCCCCGCTCGCCAGACCAGCGCCCCCGCCACCTTCACCGCTCTCAGAACAATGGTGTCCCCGGCGTCATTGAGCGTGATTGTATTGTTCCCGGTCTGATTAATAGCCGCTGCCACGGTAATAACGCAGTCCCCGCCGTCAACATCCATATTGATGACAAGCTGGAGGCCCGCCAACGCCGGAATCGCCAGAGTCCGCGTCTGAGCGCCGGTTGTGGTAATCGCCACGTTTCCTGACTTCGTGACCGGGATTGCGCCTGCGTTCCCTGGATCCGCTATCGCCACAGGTGCCTTGGGATAAATTTCCTGCAGGGCCGCCTCGACTGTCGTCTGACTTGTAAACCCGCCCGCATCGGCGATGCTGATAGCGCTGGCCGCATGGGCGCCCGATGCGTCCGCGATGTGCGAGGCCACATCCGCCTGGCGGATGGCGGGCTCGATGTCTATCCAGGCGTGAGTGGAATCAATATATCCCGCAATCACCCCGCAAAAGATGTCATTGTCCACGTTGGCCGCAATGTCCACGCTCTCGTCATCCACAACGAAGACATTGTCTCCTACGTTCGCCTGCGTAATGGCTGTCGCCATAGCAGCTTTTATAAGCCCGCGTCTCCTGAGCGCTGCCCGTTTTGCGCCGGCGGCCCCCTCGCTGTTGTCCACCCGCTGTATAGCCACACCCTCGAAAATAAGGCCCGCCGTGTCTGACCCGGGAAGCGCATAGCCCGCCGCATTCACGCAGACCAAGCTCCCCCCGTATATGATGTCCGATGCAACCACCGGGAAGGCCAGCTCAACGCCTTCGGTGTACTGCAATTCCTTGTCAGCCGATAATGTCATAATTTCCTCCTTGTTTGCCGGCGTTATCCGCCGTATTTTTTAAGGTCCTCTTCCGTGTTGCCCATAAGCTTTGCCACCGTCAACGTGGCCTCGTCCGCCGCCGCGGCCTTTTCCTTGCCGCTCCCGGGCGGATCTCCTATCGGAATAACGCTCCCCTTGGACCTCGACAGAACGATCTTTTCGAACTGCTCAGGGTTTTTCTCGGCCAGGTCCTTTCCCCATTTTTCCAGCTCATCCGGAGAGGTCTTCCCGTCCTTAAGGGCCAGGGCTACAAGATCATCTCGCTTCATCCCGTTAATGGTACGGGTAAGCTCTGCAACCTGCTGGCTTAATTCCACCGCAACATTTCCGGGCGCTTTGATCGCGTCGATCTTGGCGATCACCTGCGCCTGATCGGCGGTCTCGGGCAGATCCAGCGCCGCCATGACGGCTTTTGCGGCCACCTCCTTTTCTTCCATCCCTTTGGCCCTGGCCGCCAGTGCCCGGACAGCCTCCACAATGTTGTCCTCGGTTGCGCCCTCGGCCAATCCGAGCAGCTTCAATAATTCAGCGTTCATAATTTCCTCCTTGTTGGGGGTTTCATGGTTGTTGACGCCCATTTTAGCAATAATCGGTTTGAGGTTGTTGATGCGAGGATAATTGGTCAGCGCCGCGTTTTCGAGCCGGACCACACGGCGGCCCTGTTTGGCCACCCACATGACCGGAGAAAAATACCGGTATTCCCGGCTCGTCAGATACCCTTTGGCCTTATCCGTCCACTCCACCACGGCCCACAGGCCGTCTTTCCCTTTATTGATGAGGCGCTTGATCCATCCCGCGGCAGGCGCCTGCACGTCCTTGAGAGTCTGGTGCTCATAATCGACCACCATGTCATTCCCGCGCCGCTCAAACGCCGCGACAATCCCGGCCATAGCCGCCTCATCCACTATCGCGGGCGGCTCGCCCTCTATCGAGACCTCCCCGTAGGGCAGGATCTGAAATTCACCCGGCGCGGCGCTCTCCATCTCCTTTGCAACGATCAATAACAGCTCATTCATAGATTGCCTCCAGTTTTTCCCGAAGCGGCGCTGCATACTTGCCCATATCCGGCTTCCAAGGCTCTTTGGCAAAATTGGTTTGAAATCCCGTATCCGGTTTAAGATCCGTCCCGCGTTTTTCTTCCTTCAGGCCTTCTTCTTCCATCTCTTTCGCCGAAAGAGAATTCACGCGGCATCTGCATCTGTAGCCGTTTGGCGGATACCACTTATCCCAAAACGGGTGCGTATGGTGATGGACCTTGCCGTCATGGGCCATGTGGGAGGGCCGCGTGCGGGAATCATTCACCGCGTCATACTGCCAAAAGGGCCGCCGCTCCGCGATCGCCGTCATCTGCTTGTAGCGGCCCACACTGTACGCGGCCTGGAGATTGGTCCTGAAGATATTGTCCAGCCTGTAAGGGGCAAGCCCGGCCCAGCCTTTGCGGGCCATGATATCGTCTATTCCTTCCCGGAAATCCCAAAAAGTGGATCCGGATTCAAGCGCCTTAAGCACTTCGTCGTAGATATCCTGCAGGAGATCCGCAACTGCGATGTTTGATACCGTAAAGGCGAGGCTTGCAGCATAGTCCCCCAGCTCTGCCGCCAGGGCCTCGAATTCAGGGCCGGTCAGGACCGCCTTTTCCCTGAAAAAGGCCAGAGCTTCTTCAAACGGCATCAATTCCATGCGAACCTGCCATCTAAACCATGTTCAAAAACGTTCATTTTGCGTTCAGATTCCACGATCATCTTTTTTGCGACCATTGGGCCGTCTTTTTCATTATCGTCGATCCTGGGCCGGATTTGGAAGTTTGAGAGGATGAAGCCTGTTTGTTTGATTTCACCCTTCACCCTTCACAATTTACACTTCCTTCACCCTTCTCACTTCACCCTTCTTCACTTCCACGCCCCCGCGATAAAATCCGAGATTGACTCCGTCAGATATTCCACGTCCGGGTCTTCCACGTACATATATGGCCGCGCAGGCATGGTTACGCTTTTTTTCAGGATGAAGACGGGAATAATCCGCACGCCCTTTCCTTTCTTCTTGCGCTGGAAGATAATCCCCTTGGCCACGAACGTGTCCTCGAAATCCGCGGCCCTGAGCGGCACGGGTTTATCCGCAGGCCCCCCGGGAAAAGGAATGGTCAAAAACTTTTTCTTTTTGGGCCGGATCACGCCGCCGAAGTGATGGATGGCCGCATAGTCCACCTGCTTTCCGCCTCCAGCCGACACCTCCAAGGTGTCCGTCGTCTCCTTGTGCATCAGGCTTCCCTTGAGCCTGCCGGTGTTTTCCTTGAGCACTGCACCTGACAGCCTCTTGGCTATTCTGCGCACAAGCCGCTCTCCCATATCGGCCAGAGGCCGTCTAAGATCACCGGCATGGCCCGCGACTACATCCAGAGCCCTGATCGCGGCATCCTCGCCCGCTATGCGCATGGTTATTTCCATGTCTTCTCCGCTAGTCCTTTAAGCGCCGCCGTAACAAGCGCCTCTTTTAAAAGCCCCGTCAGGTCCTCTACGGCCATATCGCCATAAAGGCCAAATATTTTATCCCGCACCTCTTCAAGGGAGTTACAACTCGCAATCAGCCTTTTGACAGGCGCATCAAGCCTCAGGCCTCCCCCGGCCGTCAGAGCCCTGTCCGCCAGGTCCTCCAGCTCCATCTGCTGGTCATCAAAGACAGTGCCGTTATCTGTTTTTGCCTTAACAAGCGATAATGCCCCCGAGTTACGCCTTGAATACTTCATGGCCGTGCTCCCTACTGAAGGCGTGAGGATTGTCTGCCCTTTTTCGGGAAGTGCAATCCCGAACCTCTCGCTCACATGCTCGGCGGCAATGGGCTGCCCGATCTCACTGGCACCCTTGTAGACCTCCATAAGTGCCTTCAGATCCTCCGGCTCTTCCAGGCAAAACTTAAACCACGGCACCGGAGTCTCCCATCCGAAGTTGTAGCCCACAAGCGGTCTTAATATCTGGTTGCGAATGGTGTTCGCCAGGCTCCAACAATCGGATTTGACAAGATCCAGACGGACATCGTTATGTGTCTTGGCTGCTGCATAGGACCCGCGCTCCCCCACGTCTGTGGTCAAGGTGCTTCCGATTACCGCCTTTGACATTTCAGTGTTCGCAAAGTCAGACAGGGACTTGTAGATATTTTCCGTGGATGAGCCTTTCACTGCCTCCACGAACTCGATTTCAGTACTCTTACTGATAATACCGGCTGCATCAGATCCCAAGGACTGTATGGCCGCAATCAATGCGTCTTTGTCTTCCTTGCCCGCGCCCGGGTCGAATTTCCCGAGTCTCAGCGGCATGCCGAAGACCTCGGCAAAGGCCACCCAGTCCTTTATCGCGTAGTTTTTAAAGAGATACATCCATGCGCACACCCTGATCATGCCCGCCCGCGTGTCGTAGCCGGACCTTGCCTTGTGGCGGTGGAACACCGCTGCAAACGGCCCGATATCCTCACCCATTGGATTGTCATCGGTCATAAGTTTAGGCGTCAGGCTGTTTGCAAACGTGAGCCGCTTCTGGTGTATCCACTTAAGCTCAGAGATAACGGCTTTGCCGCTATCAATCTCCCACTTGATCCAGGAGCAGGCGAATCCCTTGCCGATAGCGTCCAGGAGGTCAAACAGGGATTCCTCGAATGAGGGCATGGAAAAGATCACATCCCGGCAAAAATCCGTTACCTTGTCATTTTCAACTTTCTTCTTCTTCCGGTATGCGGATGTTTTGGCCCTTTCTTCATAGGGGATTACATCAAAATCAAGGCAGTTCACCCCGTTTTTCCGTTTCAAGAGCTCGGCGGAAAGATGGGTATCCTTTTCCTCCATCTCCTCAAAGAGTTCCATCTGCCTGTAGACATCGCCCTGGTCGGCCTCCTTCAGGATCGCGGCCAGCCGCACCGGCGTAAGATTGTCCGAAGGATACTGGCTCCACCTGTCGCGGATGGAGACCGTCGCGATCTCACGCCGCTCAGGCTTTTTCGTCGCCGTAAATTCCCGGCCGAATTGATCCAGGATCATCAGTACGCACCTCTCTGAGTAAATCGGCGTTGCTTAACAGACTCGTACTCGACCGGGCCGCCGCCCACCTGAACCATCCTGACTGCCCCTTCCAATGCATCCGGGCCATCGTCATGGATGTTTTTGGTCAAGATGTAGATCAATTGCTCAACGAGCAGGTCCTGGTCGCTGTGGCCTTTTTCAAAAAGCAATTTGCCATGTTCTACCAGGTAGGATAGAGTCCCGATAATACGGGCCTCCTTATTGGTCGAGTGATGCACGGCACGCCACGGCAGGTACCTCTTAACCTCCTTGGCGTAATTGTAGATGGCCTCATGCAGGAAATCCTCGAGCATATTATCTTCAATGCCCACCGCTCCGCCGTACTGATCAAACTGCCGGTATGCAGCGGCGAACATCTCGCCGGGGCTGGCATGCCTTATCCACGCATGCAGGCACCGAAACATCATCTTTTGCCGTTCAAGCCCCACCGTAACGATCGCCTTAAAGTCATTGGCCTCGCCTGATTTTGCGGACGGGTCCACAAATGTCGCCACGATCATCTCGGGCATTATCAACTGCACTCGCTCATAGTATTTAAACCACAGCTCCTTAAAAGGGCTTTCCTCAGAGCCGGTCAGGTTCATCATCTCAGCATTAAAGGCCACCGTGCCCATGCTGCGGCGCTTTTTAACCAGCCTTTCCATAGACCAGGCGTCCGGCCACAAGGGCCTTTCCGTGGCTTTTCCAAAGTCCAGGATGGCCTGGTAGATCTTGGATATATACAGAGGATTTCCCTCTTCATCCTTGTCCGCCATAAACTGCGCAAGCACGCTCTTGGGGTGAAAAAGGTTTCCGATCATCAGAAAACAAAAGCCTTCACCCAAAGAGCCGATAACCGCCTTTAGCAGCCACGCCTTTCCCTTTTTTACCAGCGTCGGGTTTTCAACGTTTATGTCATTTTCAAAATCATCAACAACGGCCTTGTCCGGCCTGTGCTGCCTGTTTTTAAGTCCGCGAACCTTCTCCCCCCTGCCTCTGGCCAAAAGCCTTACACCGTTTGAGGTTGTAAAATCGCTTTGTGTCCATGTGGGTCCGCGCAGGTCGCCGAAGTCGTGCCGTATTCGCGGATTGTCCTCCAGCTCCAATCGGATGGGCAGGGTAAAGCCCGTGGCCTGGTCATTGGTGTCTGATATGATCAGCACAAACCGTCTAAGCGCATAACAGATGTCATGGACCACATCTCCGAAGGTAAAAAACGTGGATTTGGCATGCTCGCGAGGGGCCGCCACAAAGGCGCATTCATCCCGTATGTCTCCCAGGTCCGCCCATTCCTCATGAAAGTCGCCGAAGGGTTTGCTGAAGTAATGGGGCAGATACGTCTGCATGAAATAGAGTTTGTCCCATTGAGCCCTGGCCTTCCGAGCCTGTTGCTTTTCAGGGCTGTCATCTTCAAAGGGCGAGACAGACTCCTGTATCCAGGCCTTCAGGTCATCGGCCCACTGGTCAAAACGATATTCCGTGATATTAGGCCGCTTTCGCATTCTCATCCTTGAAGCGTTTGACAATTTGGTCAAAATTGCGGGAAAAAACCTTCAACCCTTCAGGGTCGATTTCCTGAAGCACACCGGCAATGAACTGCATATCCTCCAAAAAGATCTTTGGCCGATCGAAATCCACCGTCTGACCTGTTTCCATTTTTTGGCGGATATTCAGGATGTTTCTCAAAATATTGTTGTAGGTATTTACGGCATTGTTATCCACCGTCCCAACGGGTAAGGTCTCAAAATAGGTCTCATACCTTTGTCGCTGTTTAATGCAGTTTAATAACAGCAGGTCAGCCTCGCTTTCTCTTTCGAGCAGTCTTTCCTCGGCCTCCGCCCGGGCGGCCCGGCCCTCCCAGTCATACTCGGTCTTCCACGCATGCAGGCTCTGACGCGATATCACATAGCCCATCTCTCCATTTAAAACCCGCTCAGTCTCGGACAGATTCTGCCCATGATCACGCCAAACCTTGTAGGCAAGCTCTTTTGTCTCGGCAGGTACCGCCATATCAACCTTTCCCCAGCTCAGCCTTAATATTCCTGATTTCCTCAAGGGTCTCTCTATATTTGACATGCAGCTCAGAGAGGTCTACAGCCTGGCCTGCGACAATATGGGCCTTCAGGTTTTCAACAGATTCAAACGGATCAAGTTGGTTACGGATGGAGTCCCTTAGTCCTTCAATCCTAAGCTTTAGCGACTTAGCCTCGGCCTCTTTTTCCAATAGCCTGCCCTCAAACTTTAACCTCTCGCTCATGACTGCGTCCCCCCTGCACGTTTTTCAAGCCGCACCATCGGACAAAATTGGTTTTTTTCTACGCTGTCAGTAAGTTTTTGCGACGTCTGAGTATTCATAATAACGATTTCTTTTAGGTCTTTTGCTATGGATTGGGTTTGTTCCAGCAAAACAACATTGTTTTCATACATTTTACGTTGCGCCGCATGCCGACGCTCATGATTGCGGTCCAGGATCAACATAACTACCCAGGGGCCTATCATGGCGAGCAGGAACAGAAACCAAATGGGCCAGCCGCTCGCCTTATCGAATAACGCAACAATAGCCGTCAAAACGCTGATCTGATCCGGACTCATATCTGCCTCCTATGGTTCGTATGTTTCGTGGTCACCTCTCCTTCTCAAATTCCGTTTGACACTCAAGACACCGCGTACACCCAGGAACCGCCTCCCTGCGAGGCAAGGGAATAATCGCCCCACAATCTTCGCAAATTTCCGCACTTTTGCCCTTAGGCGTTCTTTCAGCCTGCGCAGCTAAATATCCTTTTCGATATCGTTCGGCGAATATGTCCGCCTGATCCGCATCATCCATCATGAATTTCCAGTGATCATGCCTGTAATTTTATTCGTTATGCCGTATTTTTCAGCACTCCTGCCGATCACCCAGATGCTGCATACCCCGCCCCATGTAACCCAGAATTCATTGGGCAAAGTCAATGACGGCATGGGGTTTTTGGTTGTAAAGGCCAAAAGGGGCAAGAATACATGAACGAAAAAGATAAAACTCAAACCCGCATATACAATCGTAGGCCTGGCCCTTTTGGTAAAATTGTCGGACTGCTGCATCTCCGCCACAATGATGTTTTTCTGCGTGTCTATGATAGCGGACTCACGCTGCTGCAGCACTGCCTGCATTGCTATCTGCGCCTGCGCCTTTTCCGCATCCGTCATGGCGGCCGGAAAAAAGCGTTTAACCAGCTCCCCAGCAAAATCAGCAATCGAACCCAATCCTGTTAAATCCAAGCCCATAATACCTCCTTACGCCACTGCCCGTCGAACCCAGCCGCCAATAAAACGGGGCTGGTTGAGCGACAGGTAATAATTGACAACCGCAATCTTATATTCCGCCAGCAACCACGCTGGATTTGGGTGGCTGTTTACCGCCTCGATGCTTTTTGGTCCCAAATGCCCGTCAATAGCCACTTGCACACCGGACGAAACCAGCGCCGTCTGCAACAAAACATGCGCCTCCATAGGACCCATGTTGACGCAAAAGGAAAAGACCTTCTCAGCGATCCTATCATCCGTTATCTGGTCATAATGATACATCCGCCAGAAATCCTGGTAATAGATCTCAACAGCCTTTTCCCTGGTAAGCGCTTTGATATCGAGGGTGGGATAGCTACGCCTGGAAATACCGTATTTGGTCTCACCCCCACGGTCCTCGGTGTCGTTGTTATATCCACCCTCGATCTTTAACAAATTGTCTACAAATTTAAAAAATCGCTCTTCCATATAACAGCCTCTTTGTCCCTGCCTCATACAAACGACAAATCTTCAAGGCCCACTTCTTACCGACGCCGATACCCCGCAGCCTGCAATAGACGTGCAGAGGATTGAGATAATGTTTAATGTTTAATGCTGAATGTTGAATTGAGGATGTTTTCATCTAATTAAACATTAAAAACTCACAATTAAAAATTATGATTCTCTGCGCCTCAAGCCCCCCTGAAACAGGAAAGGGCCAAATTCAGGCCCAAGCATAACCACGCGTCAAATAGCCCGCAAAAAAAGTATTTGAGAAAAGCATTGAAAATAAAAAGGCCGGAAGGATCTGCTACAGATCCTTCCGGCCTTGTATAGGCAGAACGGGTGCCCGCCCCTACGTTATTGGTCTGCCGATATTTCCGGCGATCTCCTTAATCCGGCGGCGAAATTCTTCCTTGTCAGACTGTTCCGCATCCTTCATCCTTCCCCCTTCACAATTCTCCCTTCTCCCTTCGTCCCTCTTCGCCTCTTCCTTCGCCGTCAATCCCTCGGCGCTTATCCTCTCTGCCGCATCGCGCAACACAACTTTCAGGTAATTGTGGTCCTTAAACCCGTACTTTTCCGCATCACAGACCTTTTGCATAGCGGCCCTTACAGCATCCTTGCTCACCCTGTAGCGCCTGCTGTCATATTCAAACACCCCGGTTTCCCAAAGCTTCGCCAGTTCCTCCAGGTGCCGCAACCGTTTTTTTAAAGCCATCCGCGCGTCACGTTTCACGCAAAACGCCTCAACATACTCATTTGCAATCTTCCATGCACTCCCGAACCTGGAGGCAAGCGCAGCCCTTTGCCGCCACAGATCCGCCATGTCAACAATATCCAGGTCAATAGAACTCTCACAAAAAGGGCATGTGATTCTTTCAGTCATTATTTCCTCCCTGTCCGTTCAAACCATGCCAAAAAAGTGTCCGACAATAATCTACACCTGACACCGTCCCTGATGAAAAAATGTCCCCTGACATCTTCCTCCGACACCAGTATTCCATGATAACGATGCGCCCGCTTAATGATATCCGGAGCCAGCCGAGCCGTCCCCTCGGGAGGCAAGGCCGGATCAACATTCGAGGCCGCAAGAAATATCAGCACTAAGGCGGCTACAACCCTTTTCATCCCTCATCCCTCCGCGTCTCCGCGCGATCATCCTATCCAAACAACCTCAATTGTTCCTGCTTAATCCTGGGCTCTTTCCCCTCATCCAGGATCTGCCGGATAGCAGAGACAGTCAGGTTATGCTCGCGTGCAAGGTCCTTGTAATTCCCACCATTAAAATCCTTTTTTATGCGCCTGTTACGAGCGCCTCTGGCGACTGTCTCCCACTCGTTGATATACACAGCCGCCCCGCCATAATTGCGCACCAGGGCCAAGACATCGTCAAATCCGATGATATCTGCCATCTCCCGCAATTCGGGAGGCAAATCCTCAAGCTGTATGTCGTTTTCCAGGTCCTTCACTCTTCACCCTTCAAACTTCAAACTTCACTTATGTTCCTCAATATACCGCCGAATCCCCTCATCCTCATAGGCCCGCGCCCACCAGTCCTTCCCGTATTGCGCCTTCATCTCATTTTCAAACATCTTCTTGAGCCCCTCAATCACCAGGTACGCCTCTTGCGCCGTCCGCACCCTAGGAAATCCCATCCGTTTTTCCATCCAAAGAAAAAGGCCGTCCGCCTTTCTCCATGTGATCAAGGCCGCCAGGGCCGCAATCTTTTCATGCTGCTCGCGGCTTGCCAGTCGCACCACATTCCCAGGCATCTTCTCCCGCGCCCTGCGTTTCTCCCCTCGCACATAGTGAGAGGGGCCTGGGATGATGGTCTTAGCTTTAGGCGTAAAAAATCCCCACTTTGCAAACATATCAATCAAAGCCCCGGCCTGCACCCGGCTCAACTGCGTGCAACTGGTAACCCTGAAATGCTTCTCCAGGATCTCACGGTAGTCTATGTCATCAAGGGATTTGCCCTGAATGGATTTGATCATCCTGATCTGCGCCTTTGTAATGGGTAGCCGTTCGGTCAAGCCTTTCATCCCTCCCCCTTCACCCTTCACTCTTCATCCTTCTTTTCATAGCCCTGACATCCTTAATATTATGAATATTGTTCTTCAGCCCACTGAGTCCAGTCAAAGTTACAGGCTCCGTCTTGCCATCGGACCATGCAGTTTTCGTATACCTCTCCACACTTTGGGCAAACAGGTGAACTAACCTGGATAATTGTTCCAGGCGGATAATCTTTGGGGTCAAAAATTAATGGATCAGGACCCGTATCATCGCCCATGTCGCCATAAACATAACTATCCACATCGGGATATGCTCATCCATATTTTTGCCGCCATAAATGTCAGGTTTCATTTCATGCCTTTCGATCTCTAAATATTCCATCTGTTAACCCTCAGCCGATTTCATTGTAAAAAAAGTTGAAAATAATTTAAAAAAACCCTTGACATCTTGATTGCAAAGATGTATCTTACAATCAAGACTAACAACCAATGGAGGTAAAAAAAATGAAACTGGTTGCAACGGCACAAACATTTAGCCATCAAAACAGATGGACGGAATACGAGATTTATCGCCACGGGCAAAGATACCGCATCCAAGAAGAGGATTGTGGACTTGGTTGGGGCCTCCTTTGTGACGACGAAGAGCCGTCCCGACGATGGGGATCGGCTCGGGAAATCAGGTGGATACTCTCTATGGATTACAGGGACGCCGGAACGGTTGATATCATTGACGAATCGGAATATGACAAAATTTTCAAGGAGGATTAAAATGTCAGACAAATTAACCGCCATCATCCTCCGAAACGTCCCGGAGTCCATCCGCCGGGATCTAAAATCCAAAGCAGCCCGGGAGGGCAAAACAATGCAGGGCCTCGTGCTAGAGCTGATCACGCGATATGTATCTAAGTAGTGTTGCATTTTATCTGCCGCCCCGGGTCGCCGGGGCGCTCTGCTCCCGTTAACCATCCATCTCCATCAGGAGCTCGCACTCATGGACAATCTTCCGCAGATCCTCGTGCCCCTTGCCGCCCGGTCTGTTATACCGGCATATCCGTTTAATGATATCGCCCTGGATAAACCCTAACCCATTCCGGGTGGAAAATTCTATCGGTTGGATGGCAAACCCCTTGTAATGGTCGCCGCCCACCTGCCGTTGTAGGGGCGAATGATTATTCGCCCCTACGGGATGATCTCCCTCGCCCATTGTCCCCCATGAGGGTGGCAGCACCGGATTTAATCGCGGGTTGCCGTTCGCCTCCCGCACCGCCGGGATATCAGCGTCAGGGTCGGGCTTTTTTCGTCTTTTATTCTCCGCCGCCCGGCGCATCTTACATTTTTTGCACATCCGCTCCAGATATCCATGTCCGGACCGGTAAAATTCCGTCTCCGGTTTTTCCTCCCCGCACTCGCTGCAGGTGCGGGATGGAAGCGGCGGCGCTTCCCTTATTTCATTCTTCTCTCTTCGCTCTTCACTCTTCTCCTCTGTCATAATCTTTCTCCCTTGTCCGCAATCGATGCAATTATCAAACGACATGGGCAGATGCCGCCAGACATGCCTGCCCGTGGCGTCCACGGCCTCTTTGGCCTTTTGCTGTCTTGCGATGCACGCCCGTTTCGACATCATTACAGGCGGCCCCCCGCATTGGGTGCAGGTGAACATCTTATCTACCCCCGCAGCCCAGTAAACGCGACATATACTTACTGTTGTCATACTTATCGCAGATGCCGTCTGGATTGATCCGGTACCTCCTGCTGTTGCGGAGTCCTATAACCCTACATCTTGGCTGTACAATGCCACTGGACGTTCCATCCAGCAATTTGACATCAAATTTCGAGACGTAAAAATTGCATTGACTGCAATAATGGGCTGTACTGCCGCGTCTGTAATTTAACTCAGTTTTCATTCTAAGCCTTGGTTTTCCCATATGTTATCCCTCTAAATTATCTCTGTTAATTCCATGCCCTCTGCGTGAGACATTTTATAACCCCGCAACCATAGCCGACAATTCCGCGGCCTTGGCCTTCAGGACCGCCAGCTCTTTTTTGGGCATTAGAACAGAACCATATTTCTTCCCGATTTTTCTCAAACCATCTGCAAATTTTTCAGGGTCTTTGAGCATCCGGTCCAGGAATGCATCCACCACCTCGACAGGAGCGGGCAATGCCGGCGCCGCCTTTTCCCTCTTGATGGCCAGGGGAGTTGTCCTGTCCTGCATCTCTTCAAACTCAAAAGTCATCTGCCGCACCATGTCAACAAGGGCCGCCTTTTTTCCCCTGGCCGCCTTGTATATCCCGGTCAGGCCGCGTTTTCTGAACCTGTCATAAAACTGGGCCGCCTCTTCATCGCTGTCCGCAATCCAGTAGCCGCCGCCGACCCCCGCCCTGGACAAAACCGGAATATTGTCATGATCCATCAGTAAATGGTTCTGCATATGCCGGACATCCCGCTTCCACTCCTCCAGGGTCGCCCGTTCATGCAACAGCAAAAACTCATCTACATCCTGAGCAGCGCCCGTGTAGTACTGGATGGCAAGTCGGTCAGCGGAGATGATATTTTCCTTGCCCACATGCCCGGCCCAGAGTATCCCCACAAACTTTTCTTCAGCCTGCGTCAGCCGCCTGTCGTGATACCCGGTCCTAAGATCGTAGCCCAGTTCATTCAGTTTCATGTCGCCCTCCTTTTTCCCGGCCTTTACATGATTATTATGATCAAAGCGCTCCAAAACAGCATTGATATCGCAAACGCAATAATCAGCCCCTTGAAAAAATTTTCCGGTTGCTCATACTTTTTCATTCCGTTATCCCTCCACTTCTCTTTTCAACCTTCAAACTTCACCCTTCACTCTTCACCCTTCACCCTTCTTACCCCGCCGCCCGCATTCCCAGAGCGGTTTCAGTCTGGCGCTTATTGATAACGTCCCGCAGCACGTCATTCCCGCCAGGTGCGGCCACAGGCGCGGGCTTCTTCGCATTGTCTACAGCCTTTGCCGCGCCGAACACCGCATCCACATCCTCCTTTTGCACCTTATCTCTGCCTTCGGCCCAGGCACGCCCCATCACCCGGATAACAGCCTCCTGCATGTCCAGATAATTCCTTATGCCCCGGCCCGCAAGCGCATCAACCGCCGCGTCCTCAAACACACTCCCAACCGTATCCTCCACATATTGCCGCGCCTCATTGGCCGATAATCCCTGCATGCGCACGCAATCCCCCCTAAGCCTAATCTCCGACACATTCTGAAGCGGATCAGACTGCCCCAGCAAAATAACCGTGAACAAATCCTTCTTCCCCATCCAGTCCAGCCGGCGCAAGGTCTTGAGCGCCCGGATGGTGTTTCCGTGCAAAGCGTGCGCCTCCTCGATGACAACCACCACCTGCTTTCTCCGCGTGGCCTCGCCAAGCACCCGCCGCAACTGTCTTTTCCGTATGCTCTTCCCCCTCATCGGCCTTTCATCCGAAAGCGTCATAATCATTTCCTGCTCGATATCCGTAATCAACAGCCGTCTGTAATCGGCAAAATCAATCAATACAAGCTCCGCGTCCAGCTTCTCAAGCGCTGCCACCGCGGCCCAGGTCTTGCCGCTTCCCCGCTCTCCCACAATGGAAACAAGCGCGTGGGACCGCACGGCCAGGGCCACGGTCTTTTTTATCCGCATCCTGTCCGCCGTCTCGTTATTACACCCCCCAAACGGGTCACGGTCAAAACCCATGTTTACCAGCAACTCCAGCCTCGATATACTACCCATGCGACAACCTCCTTTCGTTTTCGGCCACAAACTCCAGGGCCAGGTCCTTTACAAAGTCCCGCTTAAGGCCGTTGTCGATAATCAAATCACGTATGGCCTCGCGGTTATCATCATCCAGCCTAAGTCCGCTTATGCCCGCAAAGTCACGCAGCGCGGCATCCAATGACCCATATGCGTCAACACATAAGGGGTCCTCAACCTCCACGGTCCGTTTAACCCTCGTAGGCATCATGGCGACATTTCCCGCATCCTTCGGCCTGGAGTAAAGCGTATCACCGGAAACTTTCAACTCCTGTGCCGCCTTAACAGCCTTCTGATGCGGGGTCTCCTTGTGCCCGGTGAACACACCCAGGGGATTAGGCCTAAAATCTTCCACTTCATATTTTTCACCCGTGGCCTTATCCTCTACAATCAACCTGTCCTCGAAAACGCCCTCGTACACATTCACCTGTGCGCTATGAAGCCCCTTTACCTCATAGAGCACGTTGTCTACGCTTATACAGCCGTCCGCGCCCACAACGCGTTCATACCGCTTGAATATCGTCCTGAACGCCGCCTCGGGAATAGCCACGGCCCCACCGTACAAGCTTATCTTCCGCCATGCCTGAAGCCGCGATATCTTCTTTTCATAACGGTGGGCCTTCGTATTATATTCTTCCTGATAATTGAAAAACTGGCGGTTGAGTTCACTCATCATGATCTCAAACTGTCGCCAATTGCTTTGCATGAAATACGTCGACTCAAAACGCTGCCAGGCCGTTCTCCAGGGCCGCTCTATCTTTCCGTGGCTTTCCTTGTTCTCGGGCATGCTGGGGTCTATCTTCATATTGAGTCTTTCAAAAAACTCCTGGCTGGCAGGCCCGCGCATCATGGGCCCCAGGTCCCCCTTGATCATTTCAGGGAGGCCGAAAAAAGGCGTGTCTTCGTTTTTGCTCCACGCCCATCTGAGAAAATCCAGGTTGTCCACGGCAGATTCACCCATAGCCGCCACATACCGGCCTATCCAGAACCCGGAATAATCATCCACCAGCCCGTAAATCCAAGGTCGCATCCTTATAGGCACCGGCTTGTTTTTATATCCTTTCTTGGCCGCATGAAGTCTGAGGGCGTAATCAATCACATTTCCCGCTTTATCCCTTATCTCCCGGGCCACAAAAAAGCTCCTGGAAGACGACGCATCCACGTGATGCAACTGATTAGGCCTTTCCGCTTGATATCTTTGAATACGTCTCTGCCGTTGAGTCAGCCCCAGTTCCCTCGTAACACGATCAATAGTGTTTTCCTTGCCCGACAAGGTGTCCGGAACAAAGCCGTCTTTAATAGCCTTTCGCAGGGCCAAATCTGTAGGCACCTCACCCATGTTCGCCGGAGGCTTTCGTTTTATCCACGCCACAATCCGCGCATAATCCTCGATATTCTTAATCTTCCGTTCGCCCTTTCTTTCACGGTTAATACCGAGAGCCCGATACACTGCCTGCTGCGAGCAATCGAGAAGTTTGGCCCATTTCTTAACAATGAACGTCTTTCCCCCGTATGGAGCCACCATCCAGTCATTACGAATCTGCTCAACTACGCTGTCCAAAATTTCCATCCCCCCCTCCCTCATACGGGCAGGCCCCGTACCTGTCCTATTCTTCCCAATCAGCCAGAAATCTTTCCGTCCACGTATCTCTGAGCATCTTCAATGCCAATTCCACCGATTGCATTAAACCCTCCACCTGCCCGATAACAGGCATATTGTCGACAATGCGCTCATCCATGACCACCCGCCTGCATGCAACATCGAACTCCAGCACCATCTTTTCAATCACCTTCATTTGATCAATCATCCAGGTCTCGGGGTCCTTGTCGTCAGGGGCGAATTTCTCCAGACGATCAACTCTTTCAATCAGCGCTTTTCTCTCCAGATTAAGCGCCTTTGTCTCCTCCGCGACCATCTTCTCCGCGTTGTTTTTGTACTTTTTCACATCCGCCTTCAGGGCCTTGGTCTCGTTGGCGTGGGTCTCCTGCATGGCGTCAATCGCCGCCTCAATTTCGTCTTTGTTTTCGGGGGTAAGCTCGATCTTTTGGCCGTCGATAAGGAGTGCCCCATCTTCAGTTTCGGAAAATTTTTCCGAAAATTCTGACAGCCCTTTACCTAAGTACCTGATTTTACTCAATGGCATATTTAGAAAAATGGAAATTTTTTCCGAAAAATTCTCATATACAGGCCTTAGATCTTTCAGAATATTGTCAATAGTTCTACATTCCTCCCCGTGCTCAGAGCAGAATTCCGCCCAAGTCCGACCTTGTTTCCTGTATTCTTTCGCCTGCTTGACTTTATAAAATTCCGCATAACGAAGGAGCTGGTTGAAGGCGATATTGCATCCTGTTGTCTGTATTTTTGCGTCCGACATGGCCTCCTGCCGGATCATTTCGACATTGTTTTCCAGCTCGGTCAGCTTATCCTGCAACTTAATCCTCTCCATCTCGCCCTTGAGCCTTCCGGCTTCCTCAATTGCTTCCATAGTTTTCACTTCAACTTTCCCCATAATCAATTCTCCTTTAGTTTTTTATGCCTAACGCCTTCAATTCTGCCTGATCACTGGCCATCCTGTTTTCCAGCCGGGCAGTATACCGGTAATAATAGGCAGCCATGCCTGTTCCCATTTCGAAACATTCGCCGACGGTTCTGATAAGACCCCTATCCCCCAATGTTGCAAGGTGACACATAACCGTACTATACGGGACCTTAACAGCCGCTGAAATCTGCTTTCCGGATACAGGTGCTTTCTGCTCAGACAAATATTCCAGAATATCCATCACTAAATCATCGGCCTTGATCCTCTTATAGCTCTTCATCGTCTACACCTCTCATCATGATATCATCTACAAACATACATACAAACGCCACTATGCAGTAGATCATCCAGGCCCCAAAAACGCCCACAGCCAAAGGCCCAGCCCATTTCCAACTCGTATTTATAACCATAAAAATTGTATCCATTATTTCTTCCATCATCTACTTCTCTCCGCGTCTATTGACCTGAGTTACAAAGGGATTGCGACTTATTGACATAATCTCCGAATGGGGTTAAAATTTTACCTGTTGATTAATTCTATCTGCGCCGTCCGCTTATCCTTAAGCGCGGTGGCATAATCGGTTGCGGCCCTGTGCACAAAAGAAACAAGGGCGGCGGCCAGGATGACGATAACGATCAATTTTTTCATTTTATTTTGCCTCCTTTAGGCATAATGTGTTTGATTTTTGAAACAGGCCCAGCTGAACCGCCAGTTCATCGGCCTGATTTTTTAGCTCGTCGGCATGCTTTTTACAGATACCGGAGGAGTTCCTGACGGAAGACATATTCACCAGGGTTGTGTTCCCCTCTTTTGCGCACCAGGCGCAGTAGACAGGGTATCTCCTGGACTCAATAAGTGCATTTTTCAATTGATCTGACCTCCAAAAGGGGTTATTAATTAAGGGCAAATGCCCGTTCCCGAAGCCACTCGTTAACACGGGAGAAGGAGACCTTAAGCCCGCTAAGCTTTGAAACGATCTCCTTACCCCTGGCTTCGGGATGCTCTTTTACATAGGCGAACACCCGCTCCCGGTCTTCCGGGTACTTGGTTGCGCCCTTATCTGACCGGATACCGGCCCGAAGCCTCTTACCCGAGACTTTGTTGACGCGCCTGTAAGCCGCCTGGATGCTCACACCGTCCCGTTCGGCCAGGTCCCTGACCAGCGATCCCCGCTTCCGGCTGCACGGAAGAGAAAGGATCTGACGGGCAGCGGACACCAGGTCATCTTTTTGGGACCACTTGGAAGGTTTGAGTTCCCCGCGCATGAAGGCGTAAACCAGGTTGGCGACAGCCACCTTGTAGGCCTTGGCTTTGGGTTGCCGGGACTCGAAAATGATGAGTTGGAGGCCGATGGGGTTATAGAATTTTTGCTCGTAATTCTTGCCGTCAGTGCCCGATAAATACACGGGCACTGAAAATTGTTCGATGTGAGGATTTTTGCGAATAATGTGTCCGATCGGATCTCGTTTGGACATGTCATACTCCAACCACTCGCCGATTGCCCGGCGGGTGAAATGTGGCGTTCCGTCAATCCAGCATGACTCTTGGAGCATAACGTCTTTAAATATAGATGGCGTAATATTCATGCTTGTCTCCTTTAAGTCTTTAATGAGCTCAGTACTCATTGTGATTACTGAGCTCCGATTACCCATTACTTGCCTTGCGCAGGTAATACTCCGGCCAGATCTCTTCGACCGGCCGGTTAATGGCACAGGCAATGGCCTCATGGACACGCGCAGATATTGCGCCGGCGTGAATGATGCGATTAACAGCTTGGGGGGTGACAGGAGGGTCCAGTTTCCTGCCTATCTTTGCTTGGGTAAAGCCTGCACGCTCAATGGCGTGTTTAACTTCTAGGGGGGTCATAATATTTCCTTTTTTTTGTGGTTGTTGGTTTAAATTACATTTTAATACAATATCGGTCGCAATCGCGAACTTGTCAAGCAAAAAAAGTACGCATATGAGCACCTTAATCGAAAGATTTTTTATCTTGGCTAAAGAATTTGCCGAAGGAAAGCACACAAATCTCGCAAAACTAGCTGATATTCCTAAAAGTACCTTTCAGGGTTACATTAATGGTAGGCCTCCCCATATTGAGCATCTTTTGCGCATTCGCGAACGTTTTGATATTAATCTCGACTGGCTTCTAACCGGTGAAGGTGAAATGACCCAGGAGCAGGCTCAAAATGCCCGGATGCACCTAGGTGTGATAACAAAGGAGCAATCAGAGGCAAATAAACGGGCCTCTTTATTATATAAGGATATGTTGAACGATCCTGAGGTCGGTGATCTACTTACCAAAACCTGGGAAATAATCAAATCAGACACCGGTTATGCCGCATCCCTGGCCGCGAATATCAGATCCTTTCACCAGGCCATGATGACCGAGAACCGCCTCAATGGTATGGAGACACAGCTTCAGGATGTCGGCGAGATGAAAAATATCGTCAAAGACCTGGTCCAGGAATGTAAGGAAATCAAGGAAAGGCTAAAGAAATCAGACGGTAATATTCGGCAGGAAGACAAGGAGGAACAAAGAGGCGAAATCCTTAAAAAAAGGGCAATGTAATTTATGTAAAGTTCTAATTTAGGAGGAGTTAGAATGTTTAAACGAATTTTTATATACCTTTTTTTATTTAATTTTTTATTGCATGGCTTAGCATTTTCTTGGGATGCCAAAGTGGTTGGTGTCTCAGACGGCGACACAATAACCGTTTTAAGTGCCGATGAAAAACGAACCAAGATAAGACTTTACGGGATAGACTGCCCAGAAAAACACCAGGCATTCGGCCAAAAGGCCAAAAAATTTACTTCTGACATGGTTTTTGGTAAATCCGTTGAAATTAAGTCGGTTACCACTGACAGATATGGACGCACCGTGGCATGGGTTAGTATGTCCGGACACAAAGGGCCAACTCTCAATGAAGAGTTACTACAGGCTGGGCTTGCATGGCATTATAAAAAATACTCAACTGATCAAACACTTGGGATACATGAACAATATGCTAAAGGTGAAAAGATAGGCTTATGGAGTGATCCAAATCCCATTCCGCCGTGGGATTTTAGGCGCGGGGTTGTCTCAATAGCAAATGTCCCTATGCCCGCCCCGAAGGTAAAAACATATTCACCTCCACGTGCGTCATCCACAAGTCGGCATTATGGAACTTCGATAATCACAACACCTACAAATCGGCATTATGAAATCGCGCCATCTGCACAATCAGCAAGTAATTCTATTGATTCAGGACCTTTTCACGGGAACAACGATTCGTTTATATTCCATAGCTCAGACTGCCGTTTTTTTAATTGTAATACCTGCACAGAATACTTTGTAACCCGTCAAGAGGCAATGAGCGCAGGGTATAGTCCCTGCAAAATATGTAACCCCTAA